GAATGGAACTTAAACCCAGTAATACTATTGAGTATGCGTGTGAATACTACATGCGAACACCTAAGTATTCTGCTTTAAGTCAGCGTAGCAAGTATGACTATGATTTAAATCTGCGTCATGCTTGCGCTACCAAGGTGCAAAACAATAAAGCTATAGGTAATATCAAACTAAAAGATCTAAAGTTTAAACATATAACATTAGGTTATGATACTTGGTTGGAGAGTAAGGGTGTACGTCAGGCTAACTACATAGCTACGTGTCTAGGTATCGTATTCAATACAGCGATACGACACGAGGCTTTGCTTAGTAATCCTGTATCCTTACTTCAACGTACCAAGGAGAAGAGACGTAAAGTTAAATGGACTCAAGATGAAGTGACATCTTTCTTAGATACAGCTTATAGTAACTGGGAATGGCGTAGCATTGGTTTGATAGTACACATGGCATACGAGTGGGCGCAACGTGTAGGTGACATGCGCCTACTTACATGGAACAACCTTGACTTAAAAGAGAAACGATTAGATCTAGAACAAAGTAAACGTAGGGCTGATGTGCATCTACCTATCAGTGACACACTATGTAGTATGCTAGTACAACAAGAGACTGACTTCGGCTTCCAACCTTACGTAGCACCTCGCCCTGAGCCTTATAATGGTGTCTACACAGCGTATCATTCAACGGATATACATAGGTTAGTAAATGAAGTTAAAGAGGAAGCTAAGCTATCTAAGGAATTAACTGCATTAGACTTACGTAGGACAGGTATAACCGAGATGGTTGAGGCAGGTGTAGATACACTAGGTATCATGCAAGTTAGTGGACACAGTAATCCGCAGAGTGTTAAGCCTTACTTAGTCAACACACTCAAGGGTGCAAGCAATGCACTAAGCAAAAGGAATGGAGACAAATGAATTTAAAAGATTTTGTAGACGGTCTATGTCTAGGTGAGGGAGAGACTACACGTTTGTCTTGCCCTAACTGTCATGGTAACAACACCTTCACCGCATCTAAAGAAGGTGGCATGGTAGTGTACAACTGTTATAAGCTAGGGTGTGGTGTGCGTGGTGCAGTTACTACAGGCATGACTGCTCTGGAGGTACGTAACCATATGCAGAACAGAGACATGCCTATACGTAAGGAACTAGAACCTATGGCGTACCCTGAGTATGTCGTTAATCCTACAGCGGAGCACACACTACTACATAAATTTTCTAAGCGTTGGGATCTTACCAATGAGGACATGTTGTATGACGTTAAAGATAGACGTGCAGTCTTTCCTATAGTTGACAAAGGTGTAGTAGTAGATGCAGTAGGCCGTGCCTTAGATGGTGCTATACCTAAGTGGTACAGATACACAGGCAACGCATCAGTATACAAACGTGTATTAGGTACACCTAATGGTGTATGTGTGGTAGTAGAAGATGTGATCAGTGCCATAGCTGTAGCTCAAATATCACCTAACACTACAGGCGTAGCTATCTTAGGTACGTCATTAGGCCTAGCACAAATGGAACACATAGCAGATTTCTATAAGGTTATCATAGGGTTAGACCCCGATGCTATGACGAAGACTCTATCATACAAGAGAGAAGTAGAGGCGTGGACAGGTAAAACAGTTAAGGCATTGAGGCTTGACGACGATATAAAATATAAGTTAGACACAGATCAAGATAGATTAAAGGAGATGATAAATGATGGAACTCGCACTCATTAGGACTTTGATGAACAAAGAGTTCTACGATAACAACAAGGGTATACGATGCCCTGATGAGTTGTTCAGTAAAGATGTTCGCAAGATGAAGCAGACACTAGACTATGCTATGACTACGTATGACCGTAGCCTGACTGCATCAGAGTTAGAGGCTTTGTTCTTTGCTAACAATAGCACCATGACTACTGCTACCAAGCAGGTGTATAGCGATTTGTTTAAACGTGTAGCTCGTGAACAACCTATGAACCAAGACATAGCTGATGAGGTATTATCTAAACTATTCCAACAGGTACTAGGTAATCAGGTAGCTAACATAGGATTTGATTATGTTAATGGATCTCTTGATAGCCTTGAACCTTTACGTAACTTAGTAAAGAAATATCAGGATGACTTCACACCTAACCTTAACATAGAGTTTGGTGATATAACTATTGATCATCTGCTCAAAGCTAATGCTATACAATCTCAATGGAAGTTTAACATACCTAGCCTATCACGACAGGTAGAAGGTATCAGTGGTGGTCACTTAGTTATCGTAGGTGCTAGGCCTAACACAGGTAAGACAAGCTTCCATGCTTCCTTGTTGGGTGCACCTAATGGCTTTGCATCTCAAGGTGCTAAGTGTTTGATACTGTGTAATGAAGAATCGTATGAACGTGTAGGTGCTAGGTATCTTAGTGCCGCATCAAGCTTATCTATGGAAGAGGTCAAGGGTAACTATGCCTTAGCCGCTACACGCTATGAACCAGTACGAGAACAGATCAATCTGTATGACAGTACAGGTAAAGACATGGCGTGGGTAGAAGCTATCATCAAAGCCTATCGTCCTGACATTGTAGTGTTAGACATGGGAGATAAGTTTGCGGTTAAGAGTAGCGACAAGTCAGATGTGTATCTTAAGAATGCGGCTATCCATGCACGTAACATAGCGAAGCAATACAGTTGTGCTATCATATGGATGTCACAGTTGTCTGCCGCCGCAGAAGGTATGGTCAATCCTGATCAGTCTATGCTTGAGGGATCTAAGACAGGCAAGGCGGCTGAGGCTGACCTGATGGTGCTAATATCTAAGAACCCTGTACTAGCTGACACTGCAGATGATGCTGATGATTCACAAAGGTATTTAGTTATAGCTAAGAATAAGCTACAAGGAGGATGGCATGGTAAGATTACATGTACATTAGATGGAGCTAGGTCACAGTACTTAGCATAGAAAGGAGCAGACTATGGAATTAGTTCTTGATGTAGAGAACACAGTCACACACAGGGGTGGCAAGATGCACCTCGATCCTTTCGAGGCAAGCAATAAGTTAGTGCAGGTAGGTGTACAGGAAGTTGTATCAGGCAACCAAGCTATATATAACTTTGATCACACTGAAGCTAACGACTATGATGGTAGCCAAGCTAAAGCACTACAAGATTATCTAGATAGAACAACCCTACTAATCCTACACAATGGGCAACACGATATGCCTTGGCTATGGGAGAGTGGCTTCAAGTATGATGGTCTTATATATGACACCATGTTAGCTGAGTATGTGCTAATGAGAGGCAATCATATTGAGATGACATACACTGGGGCTTTCAAGAAGAAGTCACTGGCGTTAGGCGAGTGTGCGATAAGACGTAAGCTAGACTTTCAGAAGGATGACACACTAAAGAAATACTTTAAGGATGGTTACAACACCAACGAGATACCACTCAAGGAACTTACGTACTACTTACAGTGTGATCTATCTACTACTCGTGCTTTGTACTTAGACATAGAGGCAGACTATGCTCAACCTGATAGCGAATCATTACGTAACATAAGAGATATAACATTTAAGGTATGCCTAGCATTGTCTCGTATGTATTCATCAGGCATTAAGGTAGACTTGAAGGCATTGGATGAGGTGCGTAAGCAGTTCGAAGAAGAGAAGGCAGACATTGAAGGTAGGCTAGGCATCAAGGTACGTAACCTTATGGGTGACACACCTATCAATCTTAACAGCCCTGCTCAGATGTCGGAGGTTGTATACAGTAGGAGGCCTATCAATAAGAAAGGGTGGGTAGAACTGTTTGATCCTGTCATGTCAGAAAGAGATTATAAGCTTAAAGTCAACGGTAACAGTACAATGATACGGAAGACTACAGCGTTTACCTGCCCTGAGTGTAAGGGTGAGGGTAGTGTGTACCGTATCAAGAAAGATGGTACTAAGTTTGCTAGACCTAACAAGTGTAAGCCTTGCGAGGCTAGAGGCTATCAACTTAAGAAGACCAATCAGATGGCAGGGCTAGGCTTCATGCCTCCCTCAAAGAAGTGGGTAAGTGCTAACGGCTTTAGTACAGGCAAGGATAACTTGGATACTTTGATGGGTACTGCTAGAGCTAATGGTATGGACAGTGCGCTTGACTTCTTAGGAGATCTTAAACGTCTATCCGCTATTAGTAGCTACCTGTCTAGTTTTGTTGAGGGTATATCTGTATTCACAAAAGAGGATGGCTTCCTACACGTAGGTCTAACGCAACACATCACCAGTACAGGTAGGTTCTCAGGGCGTAACCCTAACATGCAGAACATGCCCAGAGGTGGTACATTTCCTGTTAAGAAAGTGTTCGTGTCTCGATGGGAGGGTGGCTACGTGATGGAGGCTGACTTCGCTCAGCTAGAGTTTCGTGTCGCCGCATTCTTATCTCAAGATACTACAGCCATGAAGGAGATAGACACAGGCTTTGACGTACATAGTTACACCGCTAAGGTTATCTCAGCGGCCGGTCAGCCTACCTCTAGACAAGATGCTAAGGCACATAC